AATGATGTCGCAGAAAAAACAAACTTAGCGACCAAAGAACAACAGGCATATAATGAAGAAATTCGTAAATTAAAGCAAGAACGTAAACTTTTATTAGAGGGTGAAAGAGCAGTAGTTGAAGAAAATTTAAAATCAACTCAGGCACGATTAAAAGCAGGACAGGAAGAATTAAAAAGACAACAAGAGTTTAATGCAGAGTTTTTTAGAGGACAAAGAATATTAAATGGAGAAATTGATAAAGATGAATTTGAAAGAAGAGATAAAAGAGAAAAAGCACAAGCCCTTGAAAACGAAAGATTACTAAACGAACAATTAAAATTAACTAAGCGTTTAGAAGAACTCAAAAAACAAGAAGTAAAGACAACTACACAAGTTGCAAAACAAGGTCTTACAGACGAGCAAAAGGCAAAAATAGATTTTGATAATTGGAGTAGACAACAAAGAGAAAAATCAGCACAAGAATTAAGAACTTTTCAAGGCAAACAATTACAAGATACTACAGGAGCATTACAAGCACAAGCAGCTGCAAACATAGCGGCAACAAAGGTAGTTATTGAGCAAACAACAGATAATCAGTTAAGCAACATCGAAAGGCTTAAATTAGGCGTTAGTGCTTTTGGTGTCGACTTCGTAAATACTTTTGTAAACACTTTTGCTGCAATTTCAGAACTTACAACCGCTTTTGCTAATGAATCAGAAGCAAGTCAACGTAAAGCATTTCAAGTCAGAAAAGCATTATCTTTAACTACTGCAACTATTGCAACAGTTGAGGCTACTTTAGAGGCTTTTAAAAGTGCATCGGCTTCTCCAATCACAACGGTATTTCCTGCTTACCCTTTTGTACAGGCAGCAACTGCAGCAGCGTTTGGTATTGCTAAAATAGCGACAATTTCAAGACAACAATTTAATCCTAATTCAACACCATCACCGTCAGTTGGTTCAGTTTCAACTGCTCAGACATTTAATGCGCCTACTACACGACTACCACAAGGTCAAGACATTTTGACACAAGAACGCAGAGTATTTGTGTTAGAAGGTGACATCACAAGAACACAACGAAGAGCAGCGACTAATCAGAATGTAAGCGTGTTAGGTGGGTAAAACAAAGCCAAAAAACAATAAACAATAATTATAATAGAATGGATTTACCAGTTTACAAATTAGTAATCAATCCTGAAGATGAAACAGGCGTAGAGTTCGTGTCACTTGTGACTAACCCTGCAATAGAAAAAGATTTTCAATATTTCAATAAACAAGATTTTTTCAACGACTATCCTAAAGCAGCAAGTCAAAACGCACAGAGAGGAATCAATCTAAACGAGGCTATCGGCAATGAGTGTGCAACTTTAGTAGGCAAGAACAGAGCAAGGCAATTAGTTGCTAACGAGAATCTCTCCATCGAAACTATTAAACGCACTTACTCCTATTTGTCAAGGGCTAAAGAATATTACAACCCCTCAGACACTAAAGCCTGTGGAACTATCTCTTATTTGTTGTGGGGTGGTGAAGAAATGTTGAGATGGACTGAACGCAAACTTGAAGAGTTAGAATTGAGCAAAGCAAGAAAAGCAAGATTTGAGATTCAGAACGAAGAGAAGCGTATTATCTCAGGTGCTGCAATGATTGCTGATTTACCGATTTACCGTTATGACGATATGAGAGGCGAATACTACGTTGTATTTGACAAAGAAACCATTTGGGAGATTGCTAAGAAATGGGCAAAGGGCGACAAGTACGATGCAGTAAACATTCACCACGACAAAGCAGTAAACGGACTTTCTCTACTTGAATCATTTATCGTTGACAGAGAGCGTGGCATAATGCCTCCAAAAGGTTACGAAGAAGTTGCAGACGGCTCTTGGTTCTTGTCTTACATAGTAAACGATGAGTCTATATGGCAGAGAGTAAAAGAGGGTGAGTTCAAAGGTTTCTCAGTAGAGGGATTCTTTGACTTTGAAGAGACTGTAGAAGATAAGATTGCCAATGCCATGATGAAGAAATTGAAAAGAGTCTTAGAACAATGGGACGGTAAAAATTGAGCCAAAAAAAACAAACCACTAATTATATATAAAATGAATTCAAAAGAAGTAATCCAAGAAATCAGAACCTTGTTAGGTTTCTCAGAAGAGAAACAAGAGGTGAAGATGGAAACTGCCACATTAGTAGATGGCACGATCATTGAATGGGAAGGCGAACTTGCAGTAGGTACTGCTATCTTTGTTCAAACTGGCGAAGGTCTTATTCCTGCTCCTGACGCTACTCACGAAGTTGAAGGCGGTATGCTTGTAACTACTGAAGGCGGTATTGTTACCGAAATCGTAGAAATTGAAGAAGAAGTTGAAGTTGAAGTTGAAGCTAAAGAATTTGCGACTGTTGAAAGTTTTAATTCTTTGCTAGACAAGTTCAATGAAGTTGTAGCACGTCTTGAAGCTATCGAAAAGAAGAACGTAGAACAAGAGGCTAAATTCAACTCAATGAAAGACATCTTCTCTAAGACCGTTGACTTAGTTGAAAAAGTAGCAGATTTACCATCTGAAGAACCACAGAAAGCACCTGCAAAACTTTCTAAGAAAGAAGAGCAGTTCGCAAACATTATGAAAATTGCACAAACCCTAAAAAATAAATAAAAAAATGGCATTTAACGTATCAGCCTTAGCAAATTACACCAACGAGCAGTCTACAGAGTTAGTACTTAAGTCTTTGTTTGGTTCAAAAACTGCTTCTATTTTACAAGCAGCAGGTCAAGTTCAAGTAGGTGTGAAGTCTGCAGAGGCTTTGAACATCCTTACTTCTGACGTTTACTTTCAAACTGACGGTTGCGGTTACACTGCTTCAGGTAACACTACTTTCTCTCAGCGTAACATCACTGTAGGTAAAATCAAAGTTGAAGAGACTTTGTGTCCTAAGACTCTTGAGGCTAAATGGATGCAGACTCAAATCGCTGCAGGTTCTCCAACTTCAGTACCTTTCGAGGAGCAAATCGGTCAAGACAAAGCAAACAACATTGCTAAATTGTTAGAAATCGCAATGTGGCAAGGTGACACAGCAACAACCAACACTAACCCTAACACTAATAAGTTTGACGGTTTCATCAAGTTGATTGACGCTGCTTCTGCTTCTACTGTTGCTGGTAACACTTCTTCTGCTACTTCTATCACAGTTGCAAACGTAGACGATTTGATTGACAACATCTACAACGTAATTCCTGCAGATATCTCTGACGCTTCTGACATCGTTTTGTGGGTAGGTATAGACACTTTCAAGAAGTACACTACTGCTCTTAGAAATAACAACTTGTTCCACTACGCTGCTGACAGTGACGGAATGGAAATCATGATTCCTGCTACCAACGTGAAAATGATTGCAGTAGGTGGATTGAACGGAACTAACCGTATGTTCTTGGGTCGTTTGGTTAACTTCTTTGTAGGAACTGACCTTGCTAACGAAGAAGAGGACTACAGATTCTGGTACAGCCAAGATAACGATGAAGTTCGTTTCCGTGCAACCATGAAGTATGGTGTTCAGTTTGCATTCCCTGATCAAATCGTTCAGTTTAAATTAGCTTAATCATAGAATATGAGCTGCTCTCTAACTTCGGGATTTGTATTAGACTGTAAAGACTCAGTAGGAGGTGTTAAAGCCATCCATTTGATTAACTTTGCAGCAACAGGATTTACCGTAAGTGGTGGAGAGGTTACAGCAACCACCATCGCATCAGGCAGCGTATACACATACGAAATGCCTAAGGGTGTGGGTTCTATGACTACCACTACTAACGTCTCTCAGGAAAACGGAACTGTATTCAACCAAACTGATGTTGTGGCTCGTTTGAGAAAACTTGCTACTACTAAGCGTAACGAATTGAAACTTCTTTCTCAGAACAGAGTATTCTGTATTGTAGAAGATAACAATAGTACTTATTGGTTAGTTGGAAAAGAATACGGTTGCGACATCACCGCTATGACTTCTGAAACAGGAACTGCAATGGGTGACAATTATGGATACAATTTCACTTTGAGTGCTATTGAGTCTGAAAGTCCTTACAAATTACAGGCTTCTGTTGTAACTGCTCTCTCGATTTAAGTTTTCATAGTTTCTTTATTAAAGGGGGTGGCTTCGGTCACCCTTTTTTATTTGCCAAAAATCGACTTTTATTATTTACTTATAGATGCTACAGATAAATAAGGCGGAGAGCAAGAATTGGTACTTGACTTTAACCGAGAAAACCACTATCTCTAACCCTTACTATTTGTTTAGCCTTAAACATCGTTTAACTGCCGTAGAATATAACTTTCTTTTAACTGATATTTCAAGCTACAAAGAGCGTTACAACAAGTTTGCAATTACTGAAGGTGCAACGGTTACTCTTGATGCAGGTGAGTATCTTTACAGAATCTACGCTCAGACTTCATCAGTTAACACAAATCCTGAACTTGCAAACGAACTTGTTGAAGAAGGAATTGTAAAAGTTGACTTTGATGTTACACGGACACAATACACCGTTGAACTAAACGAAAAAATATACGAAATCGAAGCACCTGAAAGCATTGCTTATCTATTGTTAGAAAGCGGTGATTTCCTGCTTCAAGAAGATAACTCAAAAATTTTACTATAATGCCAGATAAAAAAATTAGTGCCTTAGATGCCATAGTTACGATAGCAACGGATGACGTTCTACCTATCGTGGACACCTCAGCATCTACTACAAAGAAAATAAGCATTGCTCAAATTAAAAGTGAAGCACCGGTACAAAGTGTTGCTTCTAAAACAGGATCAGTTACTCTTGTTAAGGGTGATGTTGGATTGGGTAACGTAGATAATACTGCTGACTCTGACAAGCCTATTTCAAGTGCGACACAATCAGCTTTAAACGCTAAACAAGCGACTTTAGTTAGCGGCACTAATATCAAGACCATTAACAACGAATCTCTATTAGGAAGCGGAAATATCACAGTTGGAGGCGGTGGCATCTCTGACGGTGACAAAGGAGATATAACCGTGTCTGCAAGTGGAGCGACTTGGACTATTGACAACGGTGTTGTAAACAATGACAAAATTGCAACAGGAATAGACGCTGCAAAGTTGGCTGATGGAACTGTAAGCAATGCGGAGTTTCAAACATTAAACGGTGTTACATCTGCGATTCAAACGCAATTAGACGGTAAAGTTGATGAAAACGCTGCAATCACAGGGGCGACAAAAACAAAAATAACCTACGATGCAAAAGGTTTAGTAACTGCTGGGGCGGATGCAACCACCGCAGACATTTCAGATAGCAGCAATAAACGCTATGTAACTGATGCCCAATTAACCGTAATCGGAAACACAAGCGGAACAAATAGCGGTGATAATGCAACAAACTCGCAGTATAGCGGTTTGGATGCAGCAAAACAAGACACCCTTGTAAGTGGTACAAATATCAAGACACTTGAAGGTCAAAGTTTACTTGGAAGTGGTAACATTGATTTAAGCAAATCTGATGTTGGTTTGGGTAATGTAGATAACACAAGTGATGCAAACAAACCCGTATCAACGGCTCAACAAACGGCATTAGACACCAAGACAAATAAGTTAATCACAACCAACCGTCAAACGGCTTCTTATACACTTGTTTTATCTGATGCTGACAAGTTGGTTGAAATGAACGTAGGTAGTGCTAATAACTTGACTATACCTTTAAATTCATCAGTTGCATTTCCAACAGGAACTCAAATTTTACTTGCACAATACGGAGCAGGACAAACGACAATAGTTGCAACAAGTGGAGTAACGGTTAGAAGTAACGGAGGAAAGTTAAAATTAAACGTGCAGTATAGCGGTGCAACTTTGATCAAGATAGGTACTGATGAGTGGTATTTATTTGGAGATATAGTGTCATGATTTTAGCAACTCACGGATTTTTAGCAAGTTCCATTGGGCAAATTGATGCTGATGCACAAGCATTTTTTGACAGAGTCACAACCGCAGGAGGTTCGTTGTCAACGACTGAAAAAACTGCGGTCAATACTTTAGTTGTTAAAATGAAAAATGATGGCATTTGGACTAAAATGAAAGCCATATATCCAATGGTTGGTGCAAGTGCGGCAGCGTGTGCACAGAACTTAAAAAGCAGTTCATTTACGGGTACATTTACAAGCGGTTGGACTTTTGCAAATACAGGAGTTAAGCCAAATGGTACTAGTGCCTATATGGATAGTGGTTTAAATGTTAATTCAAATTTAACTATTTCAAATTATCATGTATCAATATACTCTAGAACAGATTTTAATGCAGGATCTTTTCAACCAGATTGTGGTATTACAAATGGTTCAACTCACGGGGTTTGTGTAATTGGTTCAAGAAATAACGGTTCTGCATATTTTGAAAATGGTAGTTTAAACGCATTTTCAGGTATTAGTGTTGCGAATTCTTTGGGTATGTATATTTTAAATTCACCAAGTTCAACAACAACAAAATTGTTTAAAAATAATTCTATAATTTCTACTGTTTCAGGAACACAAACAAGAACATTATTTTCAACTAATCTATATTTTGCGTGTTATAATTTTCTCACTGGTTTACCTTATGGTTTTACTCCAAGAGAAAATGCATTTGCGTCAATTGGTGATGGCTTAACAGACACTCAATCATCCAACTTTTACACCGCAGTACAAGCATTTCAAACAACCCTTTCAAGAAACGTATAATGATAGGCTATATTTTAACAGAAGAACAAGCAAACGAAGTCCAAGGCAAGTTTATCAACCCTTACTGCTTTATTAACTGCGTTCAAGACATTAACGATGTGTGGTTCTTTTTCGGCAACGAGCAAGACAAAGAAACCTTTAAAGATTCAGAATATATGTGGCTTTTTGACCTACCACAAGGCGAATATATACCTAAACCATCACCTTTCCCATTCGATGAAACTAACTGACACAACCGCTAACGCATTAACGACAACGTCCTTTGTAGGGGCTTTTAGCTCTATTGCAACTACTTGGAATCCTATCATCTCTGCAATCGGTGGCTTAATCGCAATTATTACGGGCTTACTTGGTGCTATTTATTACATTAAAAAATTACGAAGATGATTGACCGCATATTTAAAAATTGGAAATCTACACTCTTAGGCTTGGGCGTTATGGCTGTAGGTTTTATTCTCGTTTGGTTTGAAAAAGCAACATTAACTGAGTTTACGGCATTTATTGGTGGAGGTTTACTACTATTATTTACAAAAGATAAATCATGACAGAATTTGCAAGAATAAACTTTGCTGAAAGCAAGATACCTGTTTTCAAAGAAAATAAGGCGAAGAACTATATCACATACGGTACGGACAACAAGTACCCACAGATGTTAATTGACCTTTACAACTCTTCGCCAAAACACGGAGCGTTGGTATCTCAAAAGGCTCAATATATAGCAGGTGACAAAACAGAGGTAATAGCAAACAACACAGAGCAACTAACAATCGCTAATGATAAACTTGCTTCTATTAACGCTTACGAGTCATTTGATGACGTTAAAGCAAAGATTGCTGCTGACCTTGAACTCTTTGACGGATTCGCATTGGAGATTATTTGGAACAAGGCGAAAACCTCCATAGCTGAGATTTATCACTTACCTTTTCAAAATGTTCGTATT